GAGGTAAATGATATTGGTGAACAAGTTGCCACTGCACTACAATTTGACTTAGAGTATGAGAACCTAATAATGGCAAGCATGCGTGGTCGTGCGGGTCAAGTCGTTGGAGGTGGTTTTAGCGGTGGAAAAGCACAACTTGGGGTAAGAACAACAAAGGCTGTAAAAAGACTAGGTTGTTCTAATATTAAACAGGTTATCGAAACTGATAAGATGTTTATCCAAGATTATGACTTAATCACAGAACTATCTACCTTTATTCTCAAAGGACAATCATACGAAGCAGAAGAAGGACACACAGATGACCTTGTAATGTGTTGTGTATTGTTCGGATGGTTGATAGAACAAACATATTTTAAAGAATTAACAGATGATGATATTCGTGCAAGGATGTTTGCAGAACAACAGAATCAATTAGAACAGGATATGGCACCGTTTGGGTTTATGGATGATGGTGTTCAAGCACCTTATGGTGAGACTGTTATAGATGAGTATGGTACTAGATGGAGTCCAGTAGTTCGTACACACGACTCAGATTGGTAGAAATAGGCAAATACCTACATAATATCAATTAGGTCATTATCTAATTTTAAGTAACAATTAGCACAAACAACTTTGGACTTTTCGATGAAATCTTTAACTTCTTTTCTAGATTCTTCATTAAGTCCCTTTCTTTTTGTGCGTTTGCGTATTTCTGCCTCGTGTGGGTGGAATTGGAGACATGCGTTTTCGGATTCTCCACAGTAGTGACAGTACTTATCTTCTAGGTATTCATTTACCCAGATGATACGTTTACGATAATTACGTTGCGACACACGTTTAATTGTTTCTTTGTATTTTTGGTAGAACTCTGACATGAATTTATTTATATGCTAGAGAACCTATAAAAACCAAAAGTGTAGAGATGCGATTTTATAAATATATTCGTAAGTTTGAGTTAAACTAAATTATTGAATCCACAAAGGAGAAAACAAAGATGGCATTTCAAGTATCCCCAGGCGTTCTCGTCAAAGAGATAGACTTGACCAATGTCGTTCCTGCTGTTGCAACTTCAATTGGTGCGATTGCTTCGGGCTTTTCAAAAGGCCCAGTAGAAGAAATCATCCCAATCGGTTCAGAGCAAGAATTGGTCGATATCTTTGGTAAACCAAATTCAAATAACTTTGAAAATTGGTTCACCGCCGCCAACTTCCTTCAGTACACAAACGGATTGCGTGTAATCAGAGCAGATACTGCTGCGATTAACGCTACCGCAAATGGTTCTGGATTGAAGATTAAAAATGACAATGATTATGATAATAATTACGCTGACGGAAGCGGTTCTGTTGGTCACTGGGCATCTAAATTCCCAGGCACTTGGGGTAACTCCCTTGCTGTATCAATCTGTGCAAATGCTGGTGCATTTGAGGAAACATTCAGTGGTAACGCTGGAACACTAGGTGTAACAACTGGAACACCTGCTGCTGGAGCAACTACAGTCGGTATCGACACTGGTGGTGGTTCTGCTGGTGCTGGTGGTGCAAAATTCACTGTAGGTGATATTGTACATTTCCAAGAAGCAGATGGTTCACAGTATGAAGTTACTGCTGTTTCAACAGACAATCTAACTATTAGACAACTAGATAACCCTAACGGTGGTGGACTAAAATCTGCACTCGCAGCTGCGACTAATGTTCGTAGACGTTGGAAGTTCTATGACTTGTTCGATGCTGCTCCAGGCACATCAACATGGGGAACTTCTAAAGGTGTTGCTAACGATGAAATGCACGTTGTTGTGCATGACATGGACGGTGGCATCAGTGGTTTTGATTCGGGTGTTGCTGGACAAAGAACTAATGCAGTTCTTGAAGTCTACCCATTCGTATCACAAGCATCTGGTTCTAAAACAGCACAAGGTGGAACTAACTTCTACGCAAACGTAGTAAATACTGGTTCTAGAATGGTTCGTTGGATGGATCATCCAACTACATTAACTAATGCTGGTACTGACCTTGCATCTGGTGCTACATATGCATCTGGAGCTGGTGACGCTGGAATTATCAATGACGACCTTTTAGGTGGTACAGACGATAACCCAACTATCGGTGAACTAGATATTGCATACAACCTGTTTGCAGATTCAGATACAATCGACATCAACCTTATCATGGCAGGTTCAACACCTGCTGGTACAGATGGTATAACACACGCAACTATGATTATGGACTTGTGTGAAGCAAGAAAAGACGTAGTTGGATTTATATCTCCTCGTAGAGAAGATGTAGTCGGTGT